TGTATAGTATTTTGTTTTACATTTGAAATGTTTTTTAGTAAATTTTTTATGAAAAAAAAATAAGGTATAATATCATATACTTTATTAAAACAATTTTTAATTATGGAAACACCATATATAATAAAAGATTATGAACAAAGAGAAGGTTTTTTGGCTAGAAATCAAATCTTAATACCTAAAAAAGGATTTGACGAATATCTTAAAGATAAAAAAATGAGTCTTGTTTATAGTGAATCAACCTCTGATTTCGAAACTGGTAAAATATCATTTGAGTCTAAAATTTATAAAACACAACAATCGTTTTATTTAAACTTATTGTTTGATGACGATGGTAGTACTAATATGACAATATATTATAAACAACAACAGTTAAGTGAATTAACTATATTTGTAACACAACTATTAAAACAATTTAAAAATTATTCAAAATAAAAAATATGGAAATTACATCAAAAGAATTAAAAGAAAAAATTAAAAATGGTAATAAAGTTATTATTGATTTCTATGGTACATTTTGCGGACCTTGTAAGGTGATGAAACCTATGTTTGAAGAAGTAAGTCAAATGACTATAGAAAATAGGTTACCTGTAGAGTTATTTACGTTTAACATAGAGAATGACAGAGAGTTTATTACCGAATTAGGGTTAAGAAGTGTCCCAACAATTAAAGGATTTTCAAATGGAAAAGAGGTTTTTTCAGAGATTGGACTTAAACAAACAAACGCCATTTTAGAAATGGTTAATAATTTAAACAAAATATGAAAGATTTAAGTGTTGTAGTTTACACAATGAAAGGGTGTCCTTTTTGTACAGACTTTAAAGAAATGTTAGTCAAAGAAAACATTGAGTTCTTTGATAGAGATATTGATGAATATAAAGAAGAATATGATTTATTTGTTGAAATAACCAATAATGATATGATTCCTTCGTTATTAATTATTGAAGGTGATGAAAATTCTCACGAATCATTTTTATATGCACCTGAAAGAAACTACAATGAGTTAACTGAGGCTCTTGATATTATCAAAGGTCACAGAAAGAATGTTGGTATAATTTAAAAAATTATAAAATCTTTTATTCTTTTTTTAAGAAAATCATAATCCTGAAGTGGGTTGGTTATTTCAATAGACCAATCCACTTTTTTTATGTCCTGTTCTAACCAAGACATATCGAAGTCAAATACATCAAGAATTGCTGAAGTTAATACCATATCAACATCATTCAATTTAGTTTTAACTAAAAATAATTGGTCACCAGACTCGTCTTTTTTGGTTGACATTTCAAATACCAATGTGGATACAGGGTATAATGATGGTATATTGTAGAATATGTGTTTACCATAATAATATAATAATCTACCTTGATTCAATGAATATCCATGGGGAAATTCAGAACAAAAAATTAAATTGTTGCTTTCAGTTATAGGTTTTAGAAAATGTCGGTAATCATATGAAACTGTAGAATCTTCTTCAAATGATTTTATTTGTGAGTTGTGATAAGAACAATTGTTAGTATTATGATATGCAAAGGTTAATGATTCTGATGGTTTTAACTTTGAATCATACTCAATTAAATCTATTATATGTGTAAGTTTTACCTCACCAATTAAATCTTCAAATTTTATGATAAATTCATCTTTAAGTTTACCGATGTTTAACGGTTCGTTATATGTTGTTTTACCTTTAATAACGTAAAAGTTAAAACAATCAACAACTTGAATTATACTCTCTTCTTCTTTAGGTATTTGGTTTAAAATGAAATCTGCGAACAAATTTACAAGGGATAATCTACTAACAGGTGACTTTAATATCATTAGTTTTAGTTTTTAATATTTATTGTTTTACTAATTATAATAAATTTAATTGTAAAAACAAATAAGTTTTTTAAGATAAAGGAACTATTGGGTGTTTACTTGAAGAAATTATAAAAGAAAAGGGACTAATTTAAGTCCCTTTATTTATTATATCTTTTATCTCATCTACGGAATCGTATAACATTTTTAGAAATCTTGGCCACATATCAGGATTAAATTTCTTAATTGTATTGATTAAGATTAAATAATATGGTTCTTTATTATTCATAAATTCACTTGTTTCAGGATATTCAGTTGAAATATTTGCTAATAAGTTTGCAATTCTTGTATCTTCTAAACCTTCATCACTTATTCTATTAATAACATCTAAAGATAATCTTGATAAAGGTTCACTTTTAGCGAAATAGTTAAGGATATTGTTTAGTGATTTTAAAAGTAATTGCCTGTTTTCAACTTTAATTACCCCATCATTTCTTCTTCTAAACTCATTAACTAAACCTTCTAAAAATTCATTTGTGACGGATCTAAATTCAACAGGATGACCCCAATATTTCTCATCAACTGTAGGGTCATAATCTTTCCAATATTTGTCATTAGACCTTGTAGTAAAGTTTGGGTCGGTTGCATGCATTAATTCATGGTATAGGGTTAAAAATAAATTCTTTTTTGAACCAAATAGTTTTGGATTAAGTTGCATTACAAACTTTTGAGGGTTTCTTGTTGTTTTTGGGTTTAAATCCATTTGACCGTAATTTTTATATCTTGGATTTAAAAATATTCTAACTTTACCTTCACTACCATCTGCGGTTATGAATTCCATTTGGTCTACCTCAATCTTTCTTGGGATTTCTTTACTACGTAAAGTCCATAATCTATCAGTTAACTCCAATAGTTTGGTATAGTCTTCAGGTGACAATTTATATCTTTTTTGTTCAGATATAACGTTTGATAGTATGTTTATAAACTTAATCATTCTATGTTAAATATAATCTCTGAAGTACATGTTGATGTTTTTATCAACTTTTCTTGAATCGGGATAATCAGGAGGGTAAACAGATAAACAATCCATACCATCTTTTAATAAACTCAAATAAGAACCCCAATATTCCAATGTACCACGATTATACCCTTTATTATCACCTAAATAATCGGTAATATAACTTTCAAAGTTATGTATTGGTGTTCTAAATTTTTGAACTTCAGTATCTTTTTTGTATATATGTGGTCTTGTTACCCATTCACCTTTTCCAAAGTAAGTTAAAAGTTCGCTCCAAACATCTTCATATAATTCTTCTTCATATGCGTTATTGTAAGCCGAACCATAGATACTATATAACTCACCTTTTAATTCATCAAGTTCGTTATCCATTAGTTCATTCATGGTCTCTGAATTATCAACCACTTGGTCTATATTTGATTGGTCAATAATAACATATTCAGGATGACCCTGTTGTTGGGCGTAATCTTCAAGTAAATCGGTATGTACTCCAATTTGTTTACCTTCTAACGATTTAATAATATATTCTTTTAGGCGTAATAAGTTTTCTTTAGTTAGTTCTTCAATTACGTCACGATAAAGATTGTCAGTTAAATCATAAGAACCCCAACCATAGGAATGACTATCATACTCACCACTTAATAGTGACTCAACCGTATCTTTTGAAAGGTCGTTTCTATTTCCACTACAAAATAATTCGGCAAGGTCTCCCTGATTGTCAATAACCAAATATACTTCACCATTAACTAATTCAACATCACCTAAATACTTTAAGACATATTTCAAAAACTTCTCATTATTGGTTTCATAATAAAATAATAATAACTCATTTTGGTATTCTTCCGCAAATCTTCCTTCAGGGTCTAATTCATCTAATAACCCTCTCTTATTGACAATCTTAAGGAATGTTTCAATGTCGTTGATATACTTGATAAAATCAGTATCACCTTCATTAAACATTTCAATTAACTCATTAATATTCATAATATATAAATACAAAAAAAGGGGTAAAATTTTACCCCTTTCATAATTTTGTTAAATGTAAGACAATTAGTTACTTGTCTTGTTCACATTGTAGTACTTTTCAATAGTCTTTTTGATTGCACTTTTAACACTTTCTGTTGTTTGTTGTTTCTGTGCTTGTGCTGCTTGTACTTGTTGAACAGTAGGCTGTTGTGATTCGTTTCCTTTATTTTTGCATCCGCATCCTGACATAATTTTTATTTTTTAATTTTAGTTTATTAGTTTAAAGTTATGTTTATAAATAGTTTTTCTTATGGAACCATTATAACCATTGTTTACTTTTACCCCTCTTAATGCCGATGATAATTTAACTCTAACATAAGATGGATTACCTTTTGCAAATCCAGTTTCTATTAAATAATTTGCACCATCAACCAAAGTTTCAAATATAAATTCTTCATTAGTTTCAAGATTTGTTAATGAAAATTTATTTATATTCCCATTCTTATTTAAATTATATTTTGATAATTTAATTTTCACTTCATCATTAAATGTGTTTCGTCTAAATTCGTTTACCGATGCTAAATTATAACCATTTTTAAGATTATTAGATTCATATAGTGTAATAAATTTATTTTCAGTTTCAATTAACTCACTAGGGTCACAATATTCAACAATTTCAAATATAAAAACACCTTTACCATATTTGTTATATGATTTTTGTAAATATTCATTATCGTGAATACCTTTATCCAACATCCAAAAATGTTTATATTCTCGGTTTGAAATATTAACACTACTACCAATGTAAACCTTGTTATTAATGGTGTTAGTTATTTTGTAGATACCAGAATTCATAAAAATTGAAATTGTTCTTTCTTAATAATAAATACTATCTTTGATGAAATATAGATACAAAAGAATATTTATCAAATAAAAGTGTGATGGATTTTTTAAAATTAATACAAGAAGGAAGAGTTGATGACTTTAAAGTCAAGTATTCTCAGAAATTTGGTGGGGACAATGTAAATAAGATTATTGCGTCAGTTCCACAAAAATATTTGGATTGGGTTGGTAAGAACTTAGATGTTGTAAACTTTGACGAAACGTTCGGTAAAACTACCGAGGCATTAAATAAGTTTGAAAAGATTTCAAGTAATTTACCTATAACTGATTTAAGTCAATACAAAAGTGTTGGTCAGTTATTGGGGGCGTTAAGTGAATATGATGGTAGACAAAGAAGAAATGTTAAGAAGGTTGAGGGTGGTAATGTTGTTTATGATGATGATAGGTTTTTTGTTGTTAATCCACTAACTCACGAGTCATCTTGTTATTATGGTCGGGGAACCAAATGGTGTACTACCGCTGAAACGGATACACATTTTAAAAGATATAATGAAGACGGTAAATTATTTTACATAATAGATAAAACCCTCCCAACCAATGATCCTTTTTATAAGGTAGCACTTCTTAAAAAGTTCGATGGGGATAAAACCTATTATGATAGTAAAAATGAAACCATTAAAAATGGGTGGATATTAAATACAAATAAATTAAATGAAATTTTAACATCAATTGACGAGTATCTTAATGCTGAATATGCCCAACAAATAAAAATATTCTCAGACAAAGAAGCCGCTAAAAAAGAAAGAGAAAGACTTGATAGATTGAGAATACAAAGAGTTCTTCAAGATAGAAGAGAAGAAGCGCAAGAAAGAAGATTGGAAGGTGAGTGGGAGTTAGGTCCTGACTGCCCTGACGTAGGTTTGAGGGCACATGCATTACTCAATTCGTTAGCTTCAAATGACGATGTTGAGATTATCACCAATGAAGATCGTGGTGAAATTGCCAGAATTGAAAATGAAATTCAAAGACTACAGACAGAATATGATAATGATGAAAATGTTAGACAAGATCTATTGGATGAGATAAGTGAATTGGAAGATACTTTGGAAGAACTAAAGACAAAAATTGATGTTTATAATATTGTCCCAACTGATGATTATTATGATACAACTGTTTTTGAAGTAATTGACGAACCAAATCTTGAAAATAATAGATACGCGGTGGGTGATGAAGATGAAATGCAATCAAGTGCATATGAATCTGTTGAGGAATTAATTGACGATATTGGTTATAAAGGATTCAACGAAAATTTTGCAAAATATTATATTGATGAAGCTGAGGTTATTCGTTATGCTGAGGATTTGTTTGAGGACGATGTTAGAGAAAACCCTGATTCATATATTAATGAAGATATGAGGATGTTATCGGATGACCAAGAAGATAGTATTAAACAATTGAGATTTAGAATATCTAAAGCTGAATCTATGATTAACCGATTTGAATCTGAAATGGATGGTGAGAATGATGATGATTTACAGGAAAGAATTGATGAGATGAATGAGGTAATTGAAGAAATGAATGATGAGATTACAGATATTGAATCAGACCCTGAAGGAGACTTTCCTGAAGACGAAATTGAAAATGCAATTAAAAACAGACTTTATGATATCAAACGTGATGTAACAGGGTTTATGGAAGAATATGGATTGAATTGGGAAGATTATATTAATAGGAGGGAATTTATTGATGGTGTAATTGATGAGGATGGTTATGGTGTTACTTTAAATCGTTATGATGGAAGTGTTGATGATGTGAGAGTTCAAGACCAATTGTTTTATGTTATGAGAATTGATTGATTAGTATAAAATTTCAATTATTATTCCTGTATGGCGAGAAAAAAGAAAATGTCATTTAAATTGAATCCTGAGTGGATGTTAAAAGAACCATTGGATTTTGAATACAACAAGTACACCTTGTTGGACTATATACAGAAATGCGAAAAAAGCCTTGATAGGTTTGAAATATATCCTGATTTTATTGAATTGTCATTACACTTGGCAAACATGCAATCGTTAACAAAAGAACATACCTTATTATTAACGAACAAGAAGTTCGAGTCATGTGATGATGAAATCATGTTGAAAGACTTATACCCAAAAAAACCTCGCCAACTTTCCGAAGAAGAAGAAAATGAGTTAACCAAAACAATTCAATATTCAAATAACAAATTATACGACACCTTTAATTTTGCCAAATCAATATGGAACTTAGCGTTTGATAGTGTTGAAATTTCTTTAAAAAAGAACAAAGGTTTTTTATCCTCAGGAATTGGTTATGTGTTCTATTACAGAAAAAAAGAAAACAAAGTATTTGTTTGGGAGTATCAAATAAAAAGAGACCGAAAACAACCAAATAGTAATAAAACAACTCTTAATTTAATATATGGGAATTCACCTGAAGACATAACATTATCTTCAATAATTGAAACCAATTCATCATTTGTTAAATCTAAAAATTATAAGACATTCCCTGTATTTGAAATGCAGTGTAATCAAGACTTTCCAATGGAACAGACAATAGTTCCAATAATGAAAAGAAAAGTTATAGCATACATTTTTCAAATTCTTAATATTAGTAAAATAAAAAATTTTGACTCTGAGTAATATTTTTTTTATAATTGGTTATCATGGGATTTAATAAGAGATATATAAACCACCAAAATACCTTAATTGCTCTTCAATCCAACAGATTAAAGGAGTATTATGGAAAAACTGATGCATTTATTTTCCAAGATTATGAAAGCGAAAAGATTTATGACTTATTTGTTGAAGGTAAAACAGAGAAAGAAATATTAAAAATTATTCAAAAATAATATGGAACAAAAAATTATCAAAAACTTATTGGGTAAACTCAGGCAACCCATACATATCGATTACATATCGAAATACATCCTTAATCAATCAATGGATGATACCATAAATTTAATTAATAAATTGGTTGAAGAAAATATTATAGAAGAATCAAAATACGCGAAGAATTATTATGTGGTTAAAAGTATATAAAAAATAATATGGAAGAAAAAGAAATGGTTAATCACCCAAGTCATTATGGGGGAGAAAGTAACCCATATGAGGTAATTAAAGTTATTGAGGTTTGGAACCTTGACTTTCACCTTGGTAATACTGTAAAGTATATTTCAAGAGCGGGAAAGAAAGGTACAGATAAAGAACTTCAAGATCTAAAAAAAGCATTATGGTACCTTGAAAGAAAAATACAAAATTTAGAAAAAAATAAAATATGAGAGAATTAGAAAATATTATTAACACCATAATCAATGGGGATTCCGTACAAGTTATGAAAGAAATTCCCGAATCGACAATTGATTTGATAGTTACAAGCCCAAAATATAATGTGGGTATTGATTATGATAGTTGTGATGATAGGATGCCAATGTCTGATTATTGGGAATGGACAAAAGAATGGTTAACTGAATCTTTCCGACTTTTAAAGGATGATGGTAGGGTTGCTATAAACATTCCCTACGAAGTTAATGTTCAAGATAGAGGAGGTAGGGTTTTATTTATGGCTGAGTTTTGGTCAGTGATGAAATCTGTCGGGTTCCAATTCTATGGGTTAGTTGACCTTGATGAGAACTCACCACACAGAAGTAAGACTACAGCTTGGGGTTCATGGATGTCACCAAGTAGCCCATACATTTATAACCCAAAAGAATGTGTAATATTAGCCTATAAGAAAGACCGTATTAAAAAAGTTAAAGGTGAACCACAATGGAAAGCTGAAATGGTTGATATGGAACAAGAAGATGGTACTGTAAAAACTAAAGCGGTTTATCAAGAAGAAGACAAGAAAGAATTTATGTCTTTGGTTTATGGTCAGTGGGAATATTTTGCGGACACAAAACAACAAACCAAAGCCACATTTTCAATGGATGTTCCAATAAAGGCCATTAAGATTCTTACTTATAAAAATGATATTGTTCTCGACCCATTCGCTGGCAGCGGAACTAGTTTGGTTGCTGCGGAAACCTTGGGTCGTAGATGGATTGGAATCGAACTGAGTGAAAACTATACCAAAGTTGGACAAGAAAGGGTACAACATTTTATTGATTTAAATAAACAAACTAAAATAGAGTTTAAGTAAAAGGGTTTAACGACCCTTTTTTTTGTTTTATGGATATTTATAATTAAAACAAAAAAATGAGTCAAATTATAATAACTGAAAAACAATTGGGACTTATCACCAATAAAGTTTTAAGTGAACAAAAATCCAAAAAAGGAACCATTAATGAATCTTTATTTAGTTTTGAAAATATTTTAATGGCTGCAGGGTTTGTTCCTGTTGTTGGAGAAATTGCTGATATTGCTTTAATATGTTACTACCTCTATAAAGGTGAAAAATTATACGCAGCGTTAATGTTAATAGCGTTAATCCCAACCGTTGGTGATTTTATTGCTAAACCGATTATTAAATTATTCAAAGGGAGTGGAGGAGGAGCTGCGGCCATGAAAGCAGGAGGTAAAACATTAACAGAATATTTGGCAAAAAACCCTCAAATAGCTAAAAAGTTTAGTAGTTTAGGTAAATACGTTAAAGAACCTGCAGTTCAAAATACAGTTAAAGGAATTGAAAAAGTTAGTCCGGGGTTAGCGTCAAAATTAAGAAGTGGTTTAGATATGATTACTGGTAATAAAGCTTTAAGTGGAATTAAGGCAGGTGGTAAAGAGGTTATCGCAGGCGGAAGTTTCAAAACAGGATTAAAAGATTATTTCCAAGGACAAAGATTATCTAAGTATTTTGAAAAACGTGGTGTTCTACCTGAAACAGGCATTAAAAGATGGTGGTTGAATGTTGGAGCAAGACAAGATAGAAGAAATGCTTTTAGACAATTTATTGTGGCAAATAATTTATTAGCTTACTTTGGAATACCATCATTATCTACTTTTGAAAGAAAATTATCAGATGATGCCGAATTTAGAAAAAAAGTTGCAGAAGACCCAAAAACAAGTGATTATATCGCACAAAACTTTGAAAAAGGAGATATGGTGACAAAACAACAAACCCCTGAAACTACACCATCTAAAGAAGAAATTGACCAATACATTAAAAATAGGAACTCAGGTAACTCTGCAAGTTCATTGTTTAATATGGGAAGTATTAATTTAAATAATAAAGACGGATTCTCAAATATTTTTACTACAATGTTTGGGGGTTCTCCACAAGTATCATAAAACTAAGTATAATAGTAAAAATATGGCAAAGAAAATTATAAAATTAACTGAAGGTGATTTAATGAATATCGTTAAAAGAGTCATCCAAGAACAGGATGAAAATTACAAAATTAATATCGCAATCCAATGTTTCTTAAATAAAAAAGGAATTAAAGATGATGCAGGACAATCATTAAAATTAGATGGTAGTATCGGTAATTTACCTAACTCTAAAAGTGCTCAAGCAATTGCAAAATATCAATCAAGTATTGGTGTTGATAATGATGGAGTATGGGGTTACGAGACTAATACTAAGATGACACCAAAAGATAAAATGATATACAAACAGTGTATTTCTGACCACGGAGACATAATTGATAAAGGAATGCATTTACTTGGAATTGACTAATTAATGAAAGGAAGAATAACGGAATCAGGAATACGTGATATTTCAGCCTTAAGAAAAAGATATCCTAAAGCAGAAATATATTTTCACCAAGATTTAGATGGTGTAACCACTGCGATTGCAATGAAGAAATACCTTGAAGATAATGGTATTGACGTTATCAATTCACATGTTATCCAATACGGTGATAAAGAATTTGCGGTTAAAAAACTTGACGCAACTGGTGATGTTATGCCAGTATTGGTTGACTTTGCTCACGGTAAACCAATGTTCGTTATTCATACTGACCACCACGACAGACAAGCAGGTGCGGAAGGTACCAAGTCCACATCATTTAGACAATCTCGTTCAAATGTTGAAACAATATCTCAAGTAGTTTCACCAAAAGAATTATTCCCATCTTCAGATATATTATTAATCAGTACTGTTGACTCGGCAGATTATGCAAAATATGATATATCACCTGATGAAGTTGTGAATTATATTTTTAAATTAGATAAAGATAAGTCATTACAAAAAAATAAAATGTTAATGGGTCTTGTTATTAACAAGTTATTATTGGCATTTAAAAACAAAAAAGGTTTCTTAGAAGGTTTAGTACAAAATTCAGAACCATCTTTATTGTCTATATTAACAAACATTAAAGATTGGATGAAAAAAACTAATGCCGCAAACCCCAAAGAACTACAAAAGAATGCCGAGGCATATAAAGAAACTATGAAAGGTTATCCTAAAGTTGAGGATAATATTATATTTCAATATGGTGGAGGTTCTATGATTAAGCCAGGTTCTTATGATAGGTATACACCATTTAGGAACAATCCTGAAGCTGACTTTTTAATTATGGCTTGGCCAATGGGGTTAGTACAAGCATCTTGTAATCCTTTCAAAAAAGAAAGAGAACTTAAAGGTGTTAATTTAGGTGAAATCGCTCAAGAAGTTTTATCTAAATGGGAAGACCAATTAAAACAAAGAACAATTCCATTATCTACAATCAAATGGGTTAGTGAAACATCTGCAGTTCCTGAGAGTGTTGGTTTTACATTTAAAGATTTTGAAGCTTTATATGGTGATAAGTTTACAACCATGGAAGGGGGAGAAGGGGTTTTAGATCATATTAATGATATGATGGAAACTCCATTCACCGAATTAACTGAAGAGCATAGGGAAATGTTAGACAAGATTGGTATTAATACTTGGGATTTAATTCAGGCCAACTCAGGTGGACACAAATGTATTACAAATATATCTGGATTAAATTACTTAGGTAGAAGTAAAAGACCACCACAAGGGCAATATAGATATGACTCTGAAAAAGACGATTCGCCTTCAGTTAAGTTCACAAAGATGATTGCTCACGAGTTT